CTCCCTCCATTATATCTCTGTCTCCATTCGTGATATCTATTACATTTACCAGGATTTTTCAAAGGAGAATCAATCTTAGAACCTGATTTCCACGAATGTGAAGTACCACCTCTTGATGAACCCCCTGATTGTGAACCAGCCTGAGCACCTTGTGTCGCACCAGCAACTGCACCCCCAATTGGATTGGCACCAGCTCTAGGTCTAAGTTGTTCCTGAATCACATCCTTTAATATGTTTATAAAATCCATACTCATAAATATCTAAGAAATAAAAAAGGTGAGAATAAATCTCACCCTTTTAGGACCGACAAGGTTAAGGCCGGCAACTCCACCACCCTATTTAATCTAACAGGGAAATCTATTCTTCAATGGGTGAATTAATCCACTCCATAACTTCTTCATCCAAAAGACTCTCATCAGAGTATGATAACCCCCATGTGTTACCATCACTTTCAATTAAATACTTAAAGAAGTTCCATTTGGCTTCAAAATCAAAACCATATTGTGTTGAACCCTCATTGGTATACTGCAACCAATGCCACATCTCAGATAGTTTAAGTTCCGTCTTCGGCATCAGATATACGTTGGGATGGTCTAAGACACCATAACTGTCACAGAAGGATTTGATTTCTTCCATTGTACCAGGTTCCTGACCTCCAAAGTCGTTTGATGGATACAACCATACCGTTACTTTATCCTCATCAACAGTATCTAAGAATTGTTTGAGGTCTTTGTAGTTAGAATCTGTATAACCACACTCAGAAGCAACATTGATGACAATATGTCTCGTGTTTAGTGTTTCAGGGTTAACAAACCCATCATTTTGAGTGATGAGAATTTTATCGTAAAAGTTAGTTATACCTTCCATTTCTTCAATAAGTTATTTATTTCATTAGAGTACGCTTGGTGTACTGTATTACATTCCCTAATACCATAAGCATTTCCATCCGTAGTGTAAATAACAACATCGTTCTCAAACCTTTCTATTTCCTGAATTTCTTTGATTTCTTTCGTTTCAGGTATCACCACCATGTCACCAATCTTATACATTACTTATGAAGATAAAGATTTTAGAACCTGAATCGCTTGGTCATAAGCTTCCGCTTTACCTCTATAATAAAATGTCATTTCAGGTGATTCGTTTTCCTTATCACGATATACATTAGAGTGAACCTCAAAGATATCTATAGCTTGTTCAATGACCGTCTTTCCCATAACTTATTCCTCCATTTTAGATTTACGGATAGCATACTCACCCAAAGTCAACTCCTCCTGAGGTTTCGCATCACCCAAAATGATGGATTGACGAAGCAACTCATAAGGAATGTGAACCAAGAAATCACGACCGTTGAAGAATGATAAGTCCTGCTTCAACTCCACACATGAATGAACCATCTGCAAGAATAACTTAAACTGAACCTCGTCAGCGTAGTTGTCATTAAGAAGGTTTCCGAATTGTGGGTGGATGATTTTGATGTTTCTTTCTAATACCATAGTTCTCTTTATTTCTTATACAAAGATAAGAAATATATTTGATACCGACAACTATGGGCATAAAAAAACCTCGGTGGGTTAACACCGAGGTCAAGGAAGGTATATGAGGTATAGAACGCTGAGACTACACGTTTATGTGACCTGTCTTTCGTGAGATTACCCTAATAGTCGGTTGCTCACATTGTCCACGATAGTTGCCCATCGTATCAAGTCAGTGTCGGTTACTTACGTTAACCAATCGTATTCGTTAATAACTACTCAACAACTACTTAACTCTGTTGAACCTTGCGAGTTCATGAAGGGATGGCCGTCCCAACAGGTCTTTTGTTATTGACATCGAAAGACTTGCGGTCTTATCAACGACTCCGTTAGTGTTAACTCGGAGTATTAGACACCTTTCGTTATCAACGCCCGAAGACTCTTGCTTTTCATTTAATTGTATTACCCTGATTACGGGATTATTATTAAACTAGCAATTGTGGAAGAAGGAAAGATGTGCTTCGGGAGAAGGTCCGTTCCTTTGGAGAACAGAATGCTTCACACCTCTCTGTAAGTCTGCAAACTTACGGTCAGTCAGGACTTCGTTGACTTACTCGTCTCGGAAACCCTTCAGACTGGTACCCAGCCCTACAACACCTTGCAGGGTGTGTCGAACCGTCACCTGTAGCTTTTCCTCTTGATGTCTCCATCTCAACTCTGATATTCCACGGACTCAGAGTGACCTCTTCCCCCCAGCAGTTGCCCTCGGGGAATCGGCCGTAGCCACTTTGTTTAGTTGTCAACCTCACGATTGCGAATATTCACGGTGTACTAATCCCGTTTCAATCCCTATAGTCCCATTGCTGGGGTTATCTAACGACGCTAAACCGCCGTGTCTGTTTATAATCTCCTTTTGGAAAGGATTACACCCGAAGATGTAATTCAAAGTCGACATATAAACACGACCAATATTTCAAAGAACTTTGACAAAATTAAAACAAAAATTTCAATCTGTCAAACTTTTTTAACAAATTTTCTGATTTCTCAGTAGGGTAAAGTATAAATATTACCTTATCTGTCAAAAGTTATACGAAGATAAGAAAAAAAACCTTTCGGTCAAGCAGTTTTCTTATTTTTTTTAGTTATTTCCTTAAAAAGTAAGGACATTGGATTGTAGGATAACTTAAAGTATCCACTGTATCTGTCTTTTGGACCATCAACTAGCCATACCCTTTTCATCAAAGTTAGATTTAAGTGCTTCCAATTTATCACTAGCTGAAGCCATCTTATCAACTAACCCATCCATCTCTTCTAAGTGTTGAGGGTGTTCACCAATTCCAACGGAATTATTAAAGTAAACTTCCAGTGTTGCTTTTGCTTCCAACAGTTCTGCTTCGTATTTCGCTACGAGGGCTTTGTACATTAAACTCATTTTAGTATAATATTTAGTAATTTATTAAATTGTTCTGTCATTGGAGAAGGTAACTCATCTTTACCGAAGTACCCACACTCTGTGTGTTCATCACCATCCTTAGCATTATCTAAGTCAGGATAAATCTCTTCGTCACAATCATAAAGGAAACAATACATCTCACCCTTAATCTTACTACCGTCTCTATTTGTTCGTTTAATTATACCACAAAATTCTGGTACTTTCAACAGTTGGATGTCAGTTTCTTCATAAAACTCTCTCATCGCACCTCTTAATGGGTCCTCACCTTCTTCAACACTTCCCGCAGGACACGACCAATGACCCGGTAATGACCCCTCAGCATTTCTTTTACAAAGTAAAACCTTATTGTTACATCTAACAATTACTCCTCCGTATTTGTTCATATTATACTCTTTTAGATATTTATAAATATGACTATAACTATAGGTGAAAATAAAATAAGTGTCAAACTTTGTGTAACAAAGGAATCAATTACTAAAGGAATGCAAGGTCAACGTTTCAACGAGGACTTCCAAGGTATGTATTTCCTTATGCCGACCAAAGGTGAACAATCATTTTGGATGTACGATTGTGTCATTCCATTAGATATTATCTTTATCAATAATGATGAAGTTGATACCATCCACGAAAACTGTCCTATCTGTACAGATGAGTTGGAATGTGAATCCTATAAAGGTTATGGTGACAAAGTATTAGAATTACCATCTGGTATGTCGAAACAGTTGGACATAAAAAAAGGAGACATCGTCTCCTTCTCTTTATTCTGATTTACTTCCGTCAATCTTTTCTCTCAACTTTCTGTAGAACTCCTGTCCTATCATCTTTGAGAACTTAACATATGGTGCATCACCACTGTCTTTATTGTATTTGTATTTCCCTTGAGGTGGTCTCTTACTTCTACCGAAATAATTCAATGCTGAAATATTTGTAATACATTTGTGACCACCTGAGTTTGCTTGAATCATCTCCCAAGCAGGTACACCCAACTTATCCAACAACACTATTTCATCTTCACTCAATTCACTGAAAGACTTATCCATCACCTGTTTTAGGTTTTCCATATACGCATCACCACCTTCCATACTTCTAATCTTATCACCATAGAACGCTTCCAAATCAGCATTAGTAAAACCTACAGATTCAGAACCAAAGTCTTTAGCAGATTCTGAAATCCATTTGATTGTCGATAAAGGAATGATTTTCTCTCTTAACTTCGCTTCCCACTTACCTAATACTTCTTGAGCAATCTCACCCAAGTTTACACCTTTGAGTTCTCTCTCTTTCTTAAATGGGTTACACGATGCTTGAACCAATCCCATCGGCCAAACAGTAATTAAGAAGTCAGCATCAGGATGTAACTTAAATGGTGTGTATCTATCATATGAACCTGGTTTGAACATTCTACCACCACCGTACTGATAAATGATACCATCTTGGTAGTTTAGATTCGGGTCCTCACTTCTTTGTTGTACGTAATCTTCTTGGTTACCCGCCATCATCGCAGCAGATGCATAATTTTCTCTGTCAGCAATTCTTCTGATGTTTTGGAAGATATTCAATAATGATGGTTTTGATGTCATCACCAACTCTTCCATGAAACCTGGTTTGTTCTTATACGCCAACATTAATTTGTTTGTCGCTAATCCCAAAGCCATTCTGTTTTTCTGTAAAGACTTATCCTTATCCAAACGGAAGATGAAATTCATAATGTCTTGTGGTTCCAAACCATACTTAGCAAAGTCAGCAGAATCCACAGTAGAAATCAATGTGATATCCTCAGAAGGGAAGATATCCTTTGGTGACATAACATCTGAAATGGTAGCAACATTAGAACGTGATGGTCTGAATGAAGTTGCCGTATCACCTTCAACACCACTTTGACTGTCGTGGTGGTCAGTGTGAATAACGAACATCGGCTTACCGTGAGCAAAGTCAACCAACACCGGCATCGTATCACCTGTAGCATCTTGCTTCTTAACTGCAAACTCCTTATCACCATATTGAATGATTTCAGCATCAACAACTTTGATACCGTTATCTTCCAAATAGTTCTTCATTGCCAAAGCAGTCGTTACACCATCCAAATCTTGGTGGAAGTAAATCTTCGCTTTCTTATATCTATTGGCTAGTTCACCTATATTACGTAAACCCGATTCATTAATTAATTGTTTCATTATGATAAAAATATTTCACTTTCTTTATTTCTTCTGTCAACACCGCCCGCAGTTCTAAATTCTTCGATTTGTTCCGCAGCTCTTTTCATATCACCTTTCTTCACACTTTGAATGAAATCCGATGTCCTTACCGCATCACAACCAGCATTAAATACTAACGATACCAAAGCATCAAATTGTCCTTGAGTAATTTCGTAATTTAATCCTTTTGACTTCCACTCTTTGAAGATTCTTCTCACACAATCCGCAGATTCCGCAGCATCGTCATATAAGAATTTCAACGCAATATCATTAGATATCTTCATACCTTTAACCACACCCTCAGTATGACCATAACCTATGGTCCAAATACCTTTAGTGTCCTTATATGCTTTTAACATTGGCTCTTTGATACCCCCGACTCTTTTCTTTGGATTACCCTCAAAGTTTTTAATGTTATCCCAAAAGACCTGACTCGCCTTCATAACCGAACCATCTTTCTTCTGTTCCATCAAATAACCCTTTTTTGTTGCCGTTTCGTGTAGAATCAATATTCTTTTCTTTTCTGACTCATCTATCCTGTGTGGTCTCATTTACAAAATCTTTACTAATAAATATCCATATAAAGAAAAAACCCCTTATTTAGGGGCTTTACTTAAAAGTGATAATGAACATGCCAAAATATTATCAAACCAAACCCTTTCAGGTCCTTCAAGTTGGTCTTTCTCGAACCACACAACTTTATCATCAGTGGTGGTAATAATTAGTGTCTCATTATCAATTACCTTAATGTTTTGAATGCTCATCTACTACGATTTCTAATTGCTGTTGGTTTAGTTTATACTCTTTGAGTCTTTCCTTAGCAACCTTTACATAGTTTTGTGAGATGTCACAACCCAACCACGGTCTTCCCAACATCTCAGCGGCTAAACA